AGGCACACTGGATTAACCGAAATCGTGAAATATAGTGAATTGGATAAGTATAAATCTATCGAGGATTTACTACCCACAGACAAGTCGGCAGTTATTATTTTAATAGAGGACAGACTTAATTCGGGACACTGGGTTGCCGTAATGAGATATGGAAAGACTATTGAATATTTTAATTCATATGGTGCTAAATGGGATACGGACTGGAAGTTTATAAACCGAATGGTTAGAATGATACTCCAACAAAATACGAATGAAATGACGAGACTGATGGATAAAGCATCTGCAGATGGATGGACTACTATTTGGAACAAACACCGATTTCAAAAAATAAGCAGTCAGATACAGACATGCGGGCGATGGTGTGTATTGCGGATTGAGATGATGAAGATGGGATACAACCTCCAAGAGTTCTACGACTTTATAAAGAAGCGTGAGAAAGAAATGGGGGAGAAGTCCGATTTTATTGTCTCCCAGTTTGTTGCCTAAATATTTACCCTGAAAGTTATATCTATAGTTTTGTGGTTTTGTGGTTTTGTGGACTTCTAAAAAATAGTTGATACTACAAAGTCAAAAAAAAATATGCCTAATCTTTTTTAGAAAATTGTGGCAACTCATCGAAATCAAAGTCCACAAAACCACAAAACCACAAAAGTTAAACATCAATTTCATTTATAATCTATTTGTAAAGGGTTTAAAGACTACCCGCTAATTAATGTATAACCCACAAGAATGACTGCTCACATCTGCTTTAAAATCGGTAAATATTTAAACACGCCCGCCTACAAAGAAGGCATATTTTCTATAATGGAGTCTATCACTGAAATAGAAGTAATCAATTTAACCCTCTTATTCACGGACAACTTCGGCATCAAGAAGGACGGACTAACAATCCCCGAGGCGAAGATAGAAATAGAACAGGGATGCGAGAGGGTGAATAATATGGAGGAAGATGTAAAACAATTTATACTGGAGAATTATTTAGAGGCGAACCCCGAAGATAGAGAGTAAAAAAACCACTGATTAATTAATAATTTTTACAAGATAAATATACTATAAATATGTAATATGCAGTTATATATTTATTCATTTTTGTATGATTTCCACGATTTAAATACTTTTCTCATTAAGAAGCGTCCTGCCATCCGTTGCTCGTCCCTGTCCACGTAGTCTTCGTCCCTTGTAAAGTCGCCGTCAAATCGCCAGTAAAGAATGTGCGTCCCGATTTGTTTATAGACCCCTGCTCTGCCCTCCGTGTGTAATGCCCCGTCATCGTTGGGGTGGAAGAAGAATTGCTCGTATGGTCTGCACTTAAACCACACATATTTCCCGCCGTATTTACGCTGGTACATTTTAAGCGGGCAGTCCTCCACCACTTGTCCCTGCTTGTCTTTCTTGTCGTAGAAAGTTTCCCACGGCAGGATAAGGGCGAAGTTGCGTTGCTCCTCTAATAGCGTGATGATGACCTGCCACTTAAACGAAAATGGCGGGTTGGATAGGATAGTCAGTCCGTCAAACTGGGGGTCTTTATAAATATCCCAAAAGTTTGCCCCCTGTCTACCGACGACATCGACCAGTCCCGACATTTCCCGAGTGCTTGTCCCGTCAGCGTAGAATGGTTCAAATACCCGTTGCCCTTGAAGTCTGTAGGTCTTGATGAAACGCTCATATGAAATCTTCTCGGTGTAATATTCATCGGAGACTTTGTTGTTGGTGAATAACTCATCGCAGAATGCACGGCGATGACTTAATGGTACTATTTCCCTGCTGGAATACTTGCCTTTCTTGCGGACATCGACGAATTGGTCGCTGACATCCTCGCCGTCAATCTCTATTGAATAACCGCATGCCACGATTGATTTTTGTATTGGTTTCTTTACTGGTTTCTTTATTTCAATCACAAAATCAGGTGTCTTGTTGGTCGTCTTGACCACCATTTTTTCCATCGTAAAGTAGTTTGATAATTTGAGTTGCGACATTGTAGTGCTTGCCTTATTTAAAATATGGTTGCTTGTGGTATTCTTAGGTTTCTGACTTCTTTAATTTTCCGTTTCAATTTTATTTTAAATACTTATTATAATCTGTTGCCTACTAGACACCGAAATAAAAAGTCGTTCAATTTTCTGCTTTTACTTATCCTTTGAATAGTCACTCATACTCTCATATTGATGGAGTGCCTTGGTTAGATTAAATATGGCGGATAGATGTGCAGTCAATAACTTACGGAGTTTCACATTCTCCTCCCCCCTTGTGTTGCCTAATAGATGTTGAATGGCGTTCGCTTCAATACCACACTTGGTTAAGAGTTCTTTGATTACTTGTGGGTCTATCATTTTATATATTACTAAACCATTATATAATTCCAAGGACAACGCAAGGAATATTCCTCAGGAAACTTCTTTATCTACTATTTAAAAATAAAATTGAAATGCTTTATCCAAAAATAAAGAAGTCAATAACCTAAGAATACAGCACCCAACCATATTTTAAATAAGGACATACCTTACTACGAAATTGATTTAAAGATTACTCCGATTGAAATAAAGATGAGCGAACAAAATAACAACGAGATTGAAATAATGGAATGTGGTGTATGCTACGAGAGTAAGAGTGATTTTACTAACGGATTAAACTGCACCCACAGGGTCTGCGATGACTGCTCCGTTAGACTAACCCGCTGTCCATTCTGCCGAAAAGCGTGGCGTGAAGAGGACGAAGAAAGCGAGGAAGACGAGGAGGAAGAAAGCGAGGAAGACGAGGATGAACCTTGGCACTGGGCGAATGACATACCCCGAGCAATAAATAACCTCCGAAGAATGTACCGAATAACCGAGCAACAAATGTGGGCGAGAGGCGAACACCACCCCGAAAGAGAAGCAACCGAACAGTTGATGTTGATAGTCCTAGAGAGGATTGAGGAATTGAAGAACAGCGTACGCTACCAAGTCAGAACAGATGATGGAGAGTTTATTTACGACGACATCGGAGAATGGGATTTTACTACGGAAGCACGGGCAAGACAGGTGTTCGACAATGCGAGAGAGGTTGACGCATACGTCTACTACCAACTCACGATGACATCGGCGTTTAGTGAAGACGATTGGGAAGAACTATTTGAAGGCGACCCATACCCCGAAGTCATCACGATTGAAGAATGGAACAGACTATACGGTGGAGATAATGAAGAATAAACTAATCATATTATATTTATACATTATATGCCTTTCTAATGCGATGACCTTGTAATCCTAACTATATTTTTTATAAAATTGAACGCCTTTTTTAAATAAGACACAAACCTAAGAATACACCAGTCCTGCATATTTTAAATAAGGACATACCTTACTACGAAATTGATTTAAAGATTACTCCGATTGAAATAAAGATGAGCGAACAAAATACCAACCAGATTGAAATAACGAAGGTCTGCGAGAGATGCAACGGTGAATACATCGGCGACGTTGACGAACGAATGTGTGAAGAATGTCGGTTTGTAAGATGCACGGGAGGGTGTGGTGAATGGGTAATTAGATACGAAACGTGTTCGCACGGAGTAGATGGGTTTAATAACTGCGAGTGTGAATGCGGGGAGTGTAATTGCGGGTGCAAGACGGACAACGAAGAAGAAGAGGAGGAAGACGAAGACCCCCACGAGCAGTGCGGTAGATGCGGTAATCCAGCAACTGCAGGATTAATCAACGACGAGTTCATCTGCATTGAATGCCGAGAAAATGAAGAATAAACTAATCATATTATATTTATACATTATATGCCTTTCTAATGCGATGACCTTGTAATTTAATTATCATTTTCTATAAAATTGAAAGACTTTTTATTTATCAGTCCAGTAGACAGTAATAAAGAACACATATATCTAAGAATACAGCAACCAGTCATATTTTAAATAAGGCAGACCTTATTAACGAACTCTTAACCAAAGTAAAGTAAAACCGATTGAAATAATGAGCGACTTTAAAAAACAAACACCAGTCATCGATGGACATTTCTGGGTGGAGAGAGATGGAAAAATCATCGACCCTCACTTCCCATTATACGACCAAGTCATCGCAGTCCGCAAGTTGACTACCAAGGTTGCCCACAAGGAAGCACCCAAGTCTACGCAGGACAAGATGATAAAGATGTACGAAGAATACTACCAACTCGGATACGGGGACGGATGGAGAGCATGCATCACCCGCAACTTCACCACCCCTAAACCCAACAACTGCGTCCAAAACTCCATCGCCGAGGTCACCCGCAATGGTGGAAGACTGGTGTTCGGCAGTCTCGGATGGGAGGACAAGAAGGGCAAGGTGTGGTATGAATATGGCGGAGACGACTGGACGACCCTTAACGACTTCCTGAAGGGCAAGAGATGCGAGAGATGCTTTGACGAAGAATTGAGCGGATGCCCCTGCGGACATGCACGCTACTGCTCCAAGGAATGCCAAGTCGCTGACTGGAAGGCACACAAACTTATCTGCCGAAATGTAAAGGCGAAGAAATAAACTCATATTATATGTATTTGTCTGTAATAATCTAATTTAACCCTTTATTTCAACTCTTTAACCATTTATTTCAACTAAATCCATATTATTACTGGTATAATTTATAAATTATTGATGCTTTAAATAGAAATAATCCAAATATATATGTAATAATCCATTTTTTAGTCCTTTTTTTCAACATTTTTTAATATTTTCAATATTATATAATGTATAACGGAACGGAAGAACCCCTTTTAACGCCCAACGAAGAACGTTTAGTAGTATTGCCCGTAGTCCACCAAGATATATGGGAGATGTATAAGAAAGCAGTAGCATCATTTTGGATTGCTGAGGAGATAGACTTATCCAAGGACTTAACCGACTGGAAGAAGTTGGACGATAATGAGAGGTATTTTATTAGTATGATTTTAGCATTCTTCGCTGGAGCAGATGGTCTCGTGAATGAGAACCTGACCTTCCGTTTCTATAATGAAGTGCAGAACTCAGAGGCACGATTGTTCTACGGGTTTCAGGTCGCAATGGAGGGCATCCATCAAGAAGTATATGCCACCTTAATAGACACTTATATAGCAGACAAGCGGGAGAAGACCAAGTTGTTTAATGCCATTCAGGAGTTCCCCTTTATACGCAGTAAGGCGGACTTCTGTCTTAAATATATGAAGTCGGCAGAGGACTTCGCAACCCGTTTAGTCGCATTCGCATGCGTGGAAGGTATAATGTTCTCGGGGGCATTCTGCAGTATATTTTGGTTTAGGAAACGGGGTCTCTTAAATGGTCTCACATTCTCTAACGAATTGATTAGTCGGGACGAGGCATTACATGCCGAGTTCGCCGTCCTATTATATAGCAAACTTAAGCACAAATTATCTCCCACAGACTTCTACTCGGTCGTGAGAGAGGCGGTGGATATTGAGATACAATTTATATGCGGTGCTTTACCGTGCCGTCTTATTGGAATGAATAGTGAATTGATGTCCCAATACATCAAGTTTGTTGCTGACCGACTTTGTCTTCAAATGGGGTATTCCAAGATGTATGATGTAGGCAATCCATTTAGTTATATGGAACTCATCTCCCTCGAACAAAAGTCCAATTTCTTTGAGGCAAAGGTCTCATCATACGCATTAGCGAACCGAGAACAAAATGGCGATGTCTTTGAGTTCTCGGCAGATTTTTAAAAATAGATTTAGAGAGAATGGGTCGGTTTTATTTTAGCGTCCTATATTATAATATGTCTGCACTTTCTTTGATTAACCAGTTCCCAATCCGTCAATACACCGTTCCCGTTGGCGGAGCAAACGACGGAGCACAAGACGTCTTACTTACAATAACACCCCCCACTGGATTTTTTATCGGTTCGGTGACGGCGACCCTTGCTGGTGCTGGTGTCACAAGTGGCGATGTTGCTGTACTATACGACGGAGTCGGTGTCGGCGTTTCGGTCATCGGTGCTTCCGCTACTAACCCTTCAGCAACATGCACATTCTTCTTTGAATCGGATGGAGCGTCTGTCCTGTCCGTCGCTCTCGTCGGTGATGGAGCAAACTGGACTTCCCCCGCTACCACCTTATTCCTCCGTCAACTCGCCTAATTTAGGCATCTATTCAGTTTTGTGGTTTTGTGGTTTTGTGGACTTCTAAAAGAATAATTATACTACAGAGACCAAAAATATTTAGGTGTATTTTTTTACGCTATTTGTGGCAACTGATAAAATACGAAGTCCACAAAACCACAAAACCACAAAATAAAATCGTCGTATATATTGTATTAAAATAATCTACAATATATATAAGATGTCGCAACTAAATCAAGTTAAGAGGGATAATTCATCCGACCAAGTGTATTACGATGTGACGATTACAAACTTTCAGTCACAGAACACTCTGCCCCCCGTATTCTATTATAACGAGGCGAGAACCATTCCGTTTATCAATTGTCCCGAAGATTACTATTTAAGCATTATTCGGTTTAGTGTAGATACAGGAACTCTTCCCGTTTGGATACCAAGCATCGTCCCATTCTCTGTCGACCCAAATACTACCATTTACAACATTACGCTTACATATTCGGTCGGTGGAAATGATTATACCAGTGGTGCAA